GAACCGGCACAAGCTGTGTACCTCCTCGCGGATAAGCCCTGCGGTGCCTACGTCAAAATTATTGAGGCAACCGAGGGTGTAGCCCGCCAGCTCGTAGGTTCCATCCTCGCGGCGCTCGGGGATTTTGATGTTGCTTCCGAATGGTAAATCGCTTATTCTCATTGTTTCCTCCTATTCCGGTATGTCTATGTATTTCATCATTCTGTCTATCGCACGTTCTTCAAGGTGCTCTATTGCCTTGGGGGATTTATCCATTTTTACACCTACCCTGGTATTAGATGGCATATCCCGCGAATAGAAATGTTCGTAAAAGTTATATTTCAACTCGATTACCCTTCTCTGGTTCGCGGGGAACTCATCTAATGCAGCATCTATAAACGCCACGAATGACATATCATCGTTTATTTTTTCCAGCATTTCGGCCATTTGCAGATTATACCGCTCCTTTGCCGCCATGAGCTTTATAGCGCTCCGGGCAGTCGGGTCGGTAATGTCGCTGCCGTGCGGCATACCCGATAAAACCTGTGGGCGAATATCCGCTACCGCTTCCATTCTCTCTTTGATACTGGCTATTTTTTTATCTATTTCTTTCGCGTTTCTCTTGGCTTTCCCCCAACGAACAAGCAACCGCCTGATGTATGCCCGTTGTTCGCGTTTCGTCATTGGTTCCTCCTTAACAATTCATCTGCCGTTATGTTAAAATAATCTGCCAACCATATGATTCTGCTCGCGGTCGGCTCCATGCCGTCCATCTCATAGTGATAAATGGTCGCCGCGCTTATGCCGGTTTCGCGCTCCATCGCAGCCCGCGACTTGCCCTTCTTTTCTCTGTACATTCGTATCCTCTGCCCTATCGTCATGTTTCCTCCATACGCCGCAATGGCAGTTAGTTTCCTGACCTTCTCTGAACTCCTTGCAGATACATCTGCTTTCCTCATCCTTGATTATCGCGCAGGGGCAGTATCCGTCCCCGCGCCGTATACACTCCCTTATATCAGGCCGCAGTAATTCATAGCTCATTCCGCACCCTCCCATATCAGCGGCTTCCCCTCTGCGTCTACCATTACGCACACGCCGCCTTGGTGTGTGCTCAGGTATTGTACCCCTGTGAGGTTATCGACATATATTTCATAATACCTCGGACTCGCATCCAATACCCACAGTCGACGATTGCCAGCCTCAACCTTTACGCACCTGCACAGGGCAAAGGTCAGCAGAATTAACATTGTTATTGCTATTACTCGTTTCATTTTTCCTCCTTCAATAACTCAAAATAAAACATGACTTTATGCGGTTTAGGTTCTATCATGCCGAAACGGACGGCATTGCGATACGTTACGTTGTCACGTTGCAATACCTCCGGCCATCGTTCTATCGCCTGCCTGAATTTTTCCAGCGTTAAACTGCTCTTGTAATTATTGCAACTTCGGCAGGAGGGCATCAGGTTCTCAATGGCGTTGAGGTCTACGCCTTGGGCGGCGTAAGCTTCGGCAAATTCAAAGGGTATCAGGTGGTCTATCTGCATCTTGGATATGGGTATTTCTGCTCCACAGTAGGCACAATGGCCGTTACATTTTGCATAAACCCTTTCTCGCGTTTTAGAGTTGAAACGTTGGCGATTCATTTGTTTGTTATTCTCTCTCCTTCGGGGATTCTGGTAATGGCATCCAGTGAGTAACCTCGGCACGTCCACGATGGATAAAGTGGTCGATTGCCAGATACCCTTTGTCAATATTTCGCACGCCATTTTTACTTCTGGTAGCCACCAGCACTTCCACTTGGTCTTCAGGTAGTCTATCCCTCACGCTTATCCAATTCATTAGTTGCCTCCTTCGGGGGGCTCCGGCATGGGCATCCACGCAATAACAGGATTACCTTTAAACCATAGTCCTTCAAACTTTTCTATGGGATATACAAGCCCCAGTATGTCGATGTCACTGCTGCCGGCATCGTAGTAATACCACCATTCCGGCAATAATTGTCTCATGCGTATCTCGCCGCGAAAAATCTGTCCATCTTGCAGCAGGATAATCACCGGTTCCTTTTCTTCTGGTAGTCTGTCTCTCACTTTAATCCAGTTCATTAGTTTCCTCCTCATTCATCTTCGCGCCGCAGTTGGGGCAGTAATTTTCTGCTATGGCTGTTCTCCTTCTGCACTCTGAACATCTGTATATTTTTCTAAAAACAGAAATATCGCCGCTATGTGTAGGTTTCTAAAACGAGCTATCAATGCCTATCCACCGTCCATGCACCGCAGGTGCAACATCGGCGGCAGGGATTTGCTCGATGTATTGCGTTGGCTCAAGCCCCTTCGCCCATGCGTGTCTTACTGCCAATATCGCTTCTTCGCGGCCTATATATTCTTTACTCATTTGTTTCCTCCAACTCGCTTACACCATCGCAAATGTCCAAAATCTGTTGGAGCAATTCAATCTGTCCGTTTCTGTGACCATAGCGATACCCGGTTGTATACGTTTCGGCCGTGTCTCCACTGTTCTTGTCTTTTTCAGCAACGAGCGACTGATACTTGGCTCTCAAATCTTCAAGTTCCGTTGTATCCATAACCAAAGCAACATCGTCTGCAACCCTGTTAATGGCATTTTCTATCTCTTGATATTCCGAGGGATATAACTCCACTGCATCGCAAGCAGCTTCTATCGCCTCGCTTTTGGTTATATATTCTTTACTCATCGTTTCTCCGTCCTTTCTGCATTCAGCCAGTTTTCCAGCATTTTCCGGCATTCGCTGGGATACAATTCGCCGAGTATTTTCGCCATTTCTATGCATTCATCAACCACCGGGCATAGCGAGCAATTCATTCTTTTGACAAGTTTAGCCGCCAGCCATTCAGCGGATTGAGTCTTTAAGTATTCAAGGTTGGTCATTTTTTCCTCACTTCCCGCGTATGCTCGCCCTCATTTTAAGATTTTCATCTTCGGCTATTTCTACCGCCCATTCAAGGGCGGCTACAATAGCGCCTTTTTCGCTTAATTCTTCCCACGGGCGATTATGTTGTTCCGCCCATTTTAGCCGCCTTCGTGCCGCCTCTAACTGTTCTCGCAGTATGTTACAGCGCGTCTCCGGCCACATTATCGCGGTGTATTTCACTGGTTCCATCTCCCCTCCGCTCACCTTGAGCACAGTAAAACATTTCATCAACGTCATTTTGATCGTCATTAAACCACGGCTGATCGCAGATACCCCAATCCGGCGCACTGCCATCAGTCAGCTCCACTTGGCAAGGATGATAATGTACGCAGTTTTCACACCGCACCACTTCGACAACATCGGCAGCAGGTGCAGTTACAATCAATTCCCTCGCTCTACCCGGTGAACCAACATGCTCAGCATCATATCGTGCAAGCAACGCCTCACGCTCTATGTACTCTTTAGCCATTATCAGTCCTCGTTGCCTCCTTTCAGCATCAGTTCTGCCAAATCACACGCCGCCAGATATGTCTTCTCGTGGATTGTTCCCGCATGTGCTTTTTTAACCCACCCCTTAAATGCCGCCATATCCAAAAACCAACACCCGGCGCGGACAAACATATTGCCGTTTTCGTCTATGTAAAAATAGGCTTTTCGGTTGGTGTTGTCTATCCTATCCACAGCGACATAGTGACCATTTTTCACGTTACCGTTTTCGTAGTTGCAACCCTCACCAAAGTTACAACACTCCCCAAAGGTACACCAGTCACCAAAGCTGCACCCCTCGCCAAAGGTGCTCCCTTCGCCAAAGCCGCACAACTCACCAAAGCGGCATTCCTTGCCAAATTCGCAACCCGTGCCAAAGTAGCAATATGCACCAAAGCTACACTCATCACCAAAGTAGCACCCATCACCAAAACGGCAATGCTCAATAAAGCGGCACTGCGCACCAAAGAGGCAATGCCTATCAAAGACGCAACTCTCCCCAAAGTCTTTTATGGCGATATAATCCCCAGCAGGGCATATCTTACGACCAAACTTATCTACTTCAAAGTTGTCAAAATCCGCTTGCGTGTACTTTTTCATTGCTCTTTTCTTTCTTGTCTGTTTCCATTAAATCAAACAATCTGCCGCCGTTATCCTGTAACACCTGATAAATACCCTTTGCAAACATTTCTATAACCGCTTCTTCATTCTCAATCTCCAACCCTGCGTGCTGTTGGACACCATGTAGAATCTCATGTAATAGAGTTTGACATCGTTTTTGATGTCCGATTCCGTCTGTGGCCGATAGCTCAATCTTGCAGTTGTCATAATCAATTTGTCCATATGCAAGTTGGTTTCCATGCCGTAGATTTTCTACGTAAGAAATAGCATACTCCACGCCACCAATGCGTACGCTCTCAGGTATTTTCACTGCTCATTTCCCCCTCCGCTTCCGGACATGTCATTCGTCCCTCCAGCACCCCACAACAAGGTTGCTTACTCCCTGTATGGGTAAATCCTTTAATATCTGCCGCAGTCGGCAATTATGTTTCGCGCCGTCACAGGTAAAGCACTCGGTTTTGGTTGCGTACTCTGCAAGATCGGCCAGATCGTCATAGCTCATCACCCAGTAATTTTTACTCCGTCCGGCGGGGCTTTTAATGCCTATCTGTATGTCGGTCAAATCCAACTGCTTTTTCAGCGTGATAAGCTGCTCAACAGGTATCGTGTCTATCAGCGCAGTATTGATTTTCTCAATATTGCTCTGCGCCAATCGGAAATTTCGCCAGCCGTTAGGAATACGGTCTACCAGCCGATGATACTTTTCTTCGTACACCTTTAAGATATTTTCAACGGCGTACAGAGAAGCAAATAATTCTTTTCCTTCTGCGTTTATCCTTGTTCTTTCCATATCCGCCCCTCTACTCTGCCTAATTTATAGGCTTTCCAGTCGTCCCAATCCCCGAATATTGTCTGCATCTGCCACAGCATAATTTCCACGTCCGCGCACTCTTCGAGGATTTTCTTTCTGCTGCCTTGGCCGTTTACCCACTTACTAAGTTCAACGGCAAGCTCGTTCAGCTCCTCAACGGCTTTAATGGCTTGATGCTTTGCACCGTAATGGTCTACTATTTCGCTGTACTTCATCGTTGCTCCTGAATAATTCGTCCGCTTCGTGAATAAGTAACTGCTTACCGTCAACCTTTGCCCTTAAAAGTGCGCCCTGCATCGTCATTCGGGTGTAGTATTTCTTCGCCGCTTTGAGAGTGGTAAAGGTCTTTCGATAATTCTCTTTTCCATCGTGGATTTCGTAAAACTCATACGCTTGCAGTTTCATAAATCCCCCTCTTGATTCTTTTTCGTACCGTAACCTCTGATATTCCGGCCTTCTCAGCCATTTCCCTTACCGTCAACTTTTCTTCGCCTTGCTGTACATAAACCCTGCAACCTGTCTCGTCCTTTTTTCCATACGCCAGGTATAACGGGCACTCCTTGACGTGGTAGCTTCCACCATCCCAGCCGCTGTTATCGTGACAGTTTATCGTTGTCGGTCTTGCGTTCCAGCCTTTAACGGGCATCCCATCTTGGCGGCTCCAACTGCACCCTAAACCGGGTTTATTTGTCGCTCTCAGGCACGTCCAACATAGCGTTTGCTTCATACAACCTCAAAAAATCCTCCGCTTGCATAGTTACTAACCACTTTTCGCGGCTCCTTCGGTGGAACACCGCCGGTATAAGCTCCGGCTTTGCGTCGCGCTTCGCCTGCGCCATCCATTCATGGATTTTTGTCGTCTCGCAGCGTTTGCACTCAACGTGAAAACCAGGTAAACCTATCACGTCCGATGCGTCCCCCGTTTGTCCGCAGTATTGGGAAGTCCGCCGGGCATTGAACCCGTATTCCCTGAACAGGGCGGCAAGCTCCCGTTCTCCGGCTTTGCCTTTTTCTCTCTGCGCCTTACTCATCCCAGTGTATATCCCAGCCGTTACCGTTGTCGGTGAAGGTCAACACGGTAACGCCATTAACACTTACAACGGCTTTTCCGTCCTTCATGTTGTCCATCACGCTCTGGAATATGGTTTGTGTTATCCACTTTGCGAGTTCTTCTGTCATAGTTCCTCCCATTCCACAATTTCATCCTCGTACAGAAAATACTTTCCGTACCATTTCACGCTTAGTTCCCCGGTTCGCCCGTTTCGGTTCTTCGCCACGATGATGCTCGCGTTCTCGCTTTGCGGGTCGGGTCGGTGAAGGAGTAATACCTCGTCCGCGTCCTGCTCTATGGCTCCTGATTCCCGCAAGTCCGATAGTCTCGGCCTTCCATCGTTCCGGCCTTCTATCGCCCTGTTGAGCTGGCACAGAAGAACGACAGGGACATTCAGCTCCTTCGCCAGAAGCTTTATTTTTCGGCTTATGTCGGATACCTCGTTTTCCCGCGTGCGGTTCCTCAGGCTGGATTGTATTAGCCCTAAATAGTCAATCGCAATCAGGTCTAATTCCCGTTCCTGTTGCTTTATCGCGTAGCATTGTGACCTTATTGCCTCCACGGTATAGGCGTTATCCGACAGATACAACCTTGTCGCGCTCAGTTTATTTACGGCGTTCTGTATCCTGTCAACCGCTTCCTGACCGCCGCTGAACATTTCATCACGGCTGCACTTCGCATAGCTGATGATTGCCCTTTGAAGCACGTCCTCCCTCGGCATTTCCAGCGAAAACACCGCTACCGTCCTGTCGAACAAAGCCATATTAACGGCTATATTCATGGCAAGTGAGGTCTTGCCTACTGACGGTCTGGCTCCGATGATGGTTAAATGCCCTCTTTTCAACCCGCCTAACGTCTGGTCGAGAACCTGAAACCCCGTTGTAAGCCCCTCAGCGCCGTTTATAAGCCCATATAGGGCCGCGTCAAAGTCTTTCCCTCCCCTGCTTACTTTACGCCCTCCACGCGCCCGTACAGCGTCTATAACGCCCTGCATACGGTCAAGGTATCCCTCGTCCTTTCCCGATTTCATGTCCTTGACCACTTCCCGCAGTCCCGAAATGGCGTGTCGCTTCCTGGATTCCTCCAGCACCACCTTGATGTGATAATCCACATTTGCTGCTGATACAGTGCCGGTCACTATTTCCGTGATGTACTGTATCCCTCCGGCCCTGCCGCCCAGCTTGTCAGCTACCGTTACGGGGTCTACCGGCTCGTTTGCGTTGAAAAGGGCAAAGATAGCGGAAAATATCTCTTGGTGTTCCGGCCTCTCAAAATCGTCAGGTCTCAATTCCCCGCATATTCTCTCTAAAGCCTCACGACTGAGAAGCGCAGAACCTAAAACAGCTTTTTCGGCAAGCACAGTTTTTCGTAGACTGGATTATCCCATGATGAAGCGCAGGGGACTTCATCCTCCCAACGCCTTTGGTTCAAAAACGTTGCCGGATGAGGGATATATTGCCCATTGTCTTTTTTCCATTGTGGAGAAGCAGCATAGTCTTTTACTGCCGTTACGATCTTCTCCTGCAATTCCTTTGGCGGGTTCAGTTTCTTCCATGCTTTCACAGCGGTTTCTTTCGCGGTGTGACGTGGATACACTTTCCAGAAAACATCAAAGCCATCACAAGGGGGTATGGGGGTTATCCCTTTATTGTCTTCTGTCTTATGTCTTCTGTCTTCTGTCTTATGTCTTATGTCTTTAGTAGGCTTAGCTTTGCTTTCGCTTGCTTCATTTTGCTTAGCTTTGCTTTCGCTTGCTTCTGCTGGTTTTCCGCCTTTCGCGCCGTTTTCCGACCTAATAGCGGATATTTCAGCCTCTCGGTCTATTATTGCCTTGAATATCGGAAACACAAGGCTCTCTCTTCCTCCGTCTTCAGGTATCAGGCCTGACCGCGCATATTCCAGTATGGCGATAAATAGCCTGCCTTTTTCAGCATCAGAAAGAGCGGATGTTTGCTCTATCCAGTCGTAATAGGCCTTGACGTAGCGTTTTGCCATTTTTACCCCCTTATTCGTTCGTTCAGCACGTCCCTTAACCTTCTCATGTCATCCGGCGCGAAAGAAATTGATTTTTTAATCCGATTCTCCCGTTTGTCCCATAGCCCTAACACATAAAAGGGCTTGTAGGTGTCCGGGTATGCCATAAGGTAGAGTTCTATCGACCAGCCCTCACCCTCGCCTATCGTGGCAAGGCGGCTTTCTGTTACGTACTCCATGACTAAAAGGGTAAAGGCTCGTCGTCTATTTCGGTAAACCCTGCCAGAGTGTCCGTTTTCTCTCTCGGCGTGAGAAATTCAACGTTTTCCGCTTTGATTTCGGTTATGTACCGCTTGTTCCCATCCTTATCCTCATAGCTCCTGTTCTGTATCTCACCTTCTATGAGGACTTTACGGCCCTTTGAAAGGTACTTCCCGCACAACTCGCCCAACTGCCGCCACACTACTATATTGAGATAGTCAACAGGGGGTTTACCGTCAGTGCCCTTGTATCTGCGCTGCACCGCTACCGTAAAGGTGCATACGCTTGTTCCGCTTGTGGTCGTCCTTAGTTCTGGGTCTTTCGTCAGGTTTCCGGTCAAAATTGCTTTATTCATTTTTCCACTTCCTATACGTTAGTTTTTCTTCGTTCCAATCGGGATACTTTGCCATGAGATACGCTCTCAGCTTTTTTCTAAGCTCCGGCCTCCTTTCCGAATTATCATAGTCCCTATGGCACTCAGAACACAGCGTAACGATGTTTTGTTCTATCCCCTTACCGTTATGGCTTCGCGGGATAAAATGCGCCACAGGGCTTCCTACACGCCCACAGAGGACGCATAACTGATGATCTCTTTCCCATACCCGCGCTTTGACCTTCGGGGGTATCTCACACGCCTTGGTTCGCTTGCTTTTCATTTCGTGTTCCCCCATTCTCTGGATAGCTGCCCTTCGAGTATCCTTATCTTTAGCTTCTGCGCGTTTATCGCTTCCACCGCCGAATCATATAGGCTCTCGGCTATGTCTCGTTCCATTCTCAGCTTGGCTATATCTTCTTCGCCCTTGGCAATGTCCAGAAGGTGTGTTACCGGCTGCCCCTCGGCGCGGAGGACGGTAAGCCTTTTAGATAGCGCCATTCTGTACTCGCGCTCCGTTTCGGCCTTTTTCCGTCCTCGCGGCTTAAGCTCCTGCACCGCCCTGTCAAGTAGGGCTTGCTCTGTCATTATTTCGTCCCACAGCTCCATTTAAGCCCCCTTTGCGTTCAGCTTGTCGAGCGTGGTGCTTAACTGCTCCCGCGTCATATTCCACACGTCCACACCGTAGTTCTTTTTCGCCGCTTTATTGGCTAAGTCCACGCTCCCCTTACACAGGGCTATAACTTCTTCCTGCATGGCCTTTATCTCAGGGTCGGAGGAAAAGTTGTCGTACACGTTGGGCTTGAATTTCGGCTCGTCCTCCGGTAAATCCTCTCCGGCGTAAAGGTACAGCCCCAGGCCGTGACGGGCGATTGCCTTTGTGATTGACCTCTGTATGGCCTTGTTAATGTCTGTTGACGTTACCTTTTCAAGGGGTATGCTATGGTTCTTGTAGTCCATGACCGGCAATTCCTCAATGTGTTCTATGCCGTTTACGGTTACTCCGGTCTTAACCCAACAGGTTTTTCCGTCCGTGAAGTAATTCCAATCGTCTTTATTGTGGTAGATGGTAGATATGGCGTCGGGGTGGAGCTTCTTTAATTCTCCCCACGCATACGCCCACGAGAGATAATCCAGCCCGTTCTTCTTCTCCACCTTGTCCTTGACGTTGACGGAATTAAGTTCTGAAAAATAGTTCTCCATGCTCCCCTCACTTTATCTGCAAATTCTGCTTTACAACGATTTCCGCGCCCTCTGCCGTCCCGCCGGATTTCAGAAGCTCCTTTATCGCCGTTTTGTTAGGCACGGGGGGCTTATAGGTCAGAAGCTCGTCATGCCCCTGCGCCGCCCACTTTATAAAGGCTTCCTCGTTTACCTCGACGCTTTCTGACTTTCTGAATGTCAGCTTGTTCCGCTTGCTTTCAAACTTTTCCTTATTGGATAGCTGCATCTGCGTTGCAAGGTAGCCTTTAAGCCACTCGGCCTTATTGGCTTTAGCCTTGGCTCTGGCGGTGAGGTTGTCGGCTTCCTCCTTGATGCTCTTTGCCTCTGCGGCAAGGTTCTTTATCATGCAGGCCACGTTGTCAATTTTGTCATCGAGCTGCATATCAAGGCTTTCGAGGGTGTCATACACGGCTTCTTCGGGTATCTCTCCACGGTCAACCGCGTCCATGAAGTCATTGAGATTCTTCGCTACGTCGTAAAGTGACATTATCTCGCCTCCTGTTTTAAAAGATTAGGGTCATATCGGTCATAGTAGGTGTCCTCAAACGGTTTGTGGGCTTTAGCTAAAAGGTACTGCTCCATTACACGCCCTCCTTTTTTATCTTTTTGTCTATCGCGTCACGGTAAAGAGCTTTCTAAAGGTCGCGGTCATGCCGCACTTCGGCAAGCTGTTCCGCAAGCATGACGATTATTTCATCTTTTGTCATTTCGCTTTCCTCCTTGGGATAATCAGTTCTTTTGATATGTTTTTAGCTCATTCACTCCACTTGCCTGGCGTTAAGCTTGCCGCGCTCGATCAGTTTGTATATTTCGTGCCTGTCGATGCCCAGCCGCTCCCTTGTCTCATGCGTTGTCAGCCACTCGCCGTCCACTTCGACGATCCACTTCTTTTGTATACGCGGCGGCTCACTTTTCCCGTCCGGTAAAAACAGCGGGCAGGCGCGGATGACGTAGGACTGTATAATTGTCGTGTAGTTTTTGCCGTGGTAATAGTCGCTGCTCTTCAGTGTTGTTTCCCTTGCCTCCCATCCCTCAACGGGTTCGGGATCGGCGCGGCGAGACCAGCTACAGCCCATGCCCGGCGCGTTGGTCGCCCTCCGGCAACGCCAGCACAGGGTTTGTCCGGTTATGCACGCTTCCATATCTATCTCCTTTTGCGGGGTGCGAAGGCGTATCCCGCCATGCACCCGATGAAAAACATCGGCACTCCCCAGCTAAAAAATGCTCCCCACATACTTACCTCCTTACTTCCCGTTGAGTTTTTTCCTGATTGTCCGCGTCACGCTTTCGTGAAAATACCCGTTCACGTCAAACCGCGTTCTTTCCTGCTTCCGACGTTCTTCCTGCTTCCTTTTCTCCTGCCGCGCCGTTATATCGGCGACAAATTTTTCTCTGCTTACCACGGCTCACCTCACATAGTACCCTACGCAGTTATCGTATTTGTGCTTCCGCTTGGCTTGCAGTTCAAGGCTTTTCTCGTCCTTTACCATTGCCGCCATGCTCCGCACCAGTATGAGGGGGGCGTGGCCGTCGGCGGCGGTCGCCATGAGGCGCCCATCCCTGCACATGGCGCGTATGGTTCCGGGGTCTACGTTGATGATCTCGGCTGCCCGCTTGGTGGTGACATACTCGCCGTGCATCTTCACCATGCGCTCCTCCAGCGCTTCAACGCTGTTTATACGCTCGTCCACGGCGGCGGTTATCATGTCCCGCAGGAGCTTGTTAAAATCGTTCATGGCTTACCTCCTAAATAAAAACCTTTCGCAGCTCTCTCCCGGTATCCGGTGCTTTATTCGTCCGTAGGCGCAATGCCCGCAGTTTACGGGGCTATATGCGCCGCTATAGTAGGTGTAGTGTTGATAGTAGTGCTGACAGTTGGCGCAGACTGGTTCCCGTTCTCCTATGTTGTATTTCATGGCTTTCTCCTTATCTTGTTAGCACTATGTTAGCACCTTGTGAGTAGAAAGTCAAGTTGGTTTTTGCTAACATACTGCTAAAGAGGTGGTAACAATGGCAACTAACAAAATCCAAACAGGATTGCGGCTCAACGAAACAATTTACGATAAGCTCAAAGTGCTTTCTGACCGCGAGAATCGCTCTCTAAACAATCTTATTGAGCATATCCTCCAACTACACCTTGATGATTATGAACGCACCCACGGGGCTATTGTGTTGCCTGAACAGTAACACGCCCGTTCCGCAGGGTCATTCCGAGGTCAATAAGCATCAAAAGCAGAGAATTAAGGGAAACGCCCATTTCATTAGCTACTTCGCATAGTTCGTTGTAGCGTTCTTCGGGTATTCTCAAACCTGTTTGCACTTTGTTCATATCTTTATCCCTTTCTTTGGAGGTATTTATGTCCCCAAACGCTGAAACTGTAACGCTTTCTATGTACTATGCTTATAAAGCTCGCGCCGCAGAGGGTGTCTTCCTCGATAAGGCTATTACCTTCGGCCTGGATTTCCCCGGCTTGCGTCCCGTGTTAAACGAGCTTGTGCGCTTCGGGGTGGTTCGCTCAAATACCATAGATACCGTGCAGCTTTCTTTGTCATTTATTAGCCATCTGGATAACGAGAGTAAGCAACGTGCCCAAAAAAGAGCTGAGGAGAACGAGAATGACGCCAAGGCGAATGTAGAGCAGATGAAGCAGTGGCGTCACGAATGGCGTATCGCACTTGTTTCCGCTTGCGCAAGCTCTATACTCACGCTCCTTATCGAGCATTTCACTGAAATACTCGTCTTTATAAAGGAATTTTTCCATTAAGCTCTTGCGTTTCATCGTTTCCCCCTTTCGACAGATTGTGATAAATACTTTTCCACGGCTCGGGGAGAGGGGTAATAAAGCCGCCGCTGACGGTCACGTCCCCTACAAGCTCTACCTCGATTACGGGGGGCTTCCCTGCTTCGTGGGTGATGGTGTACTTTCGTACAATATCGCTTACCGATATGCCGTTGATGGTTATTTCTCCGCTTATGTCGTTTGTTTTGATTTCAACGTGGTTGTTCATCGTTTTACCTCGCCATTACGGTTTAACCGTTATTTTTAAGCAAAAAATTTATCTCATTGTAATTTATCCCATATACTTCCTCGATTTTTTTAATTATAGGAATATCGGGAAACCGTTTTCCCATTTCATAATTTGCTATCGTTGCTACTGAAATGCCTATAAGTTCTGCCGCTTCCTTTTGAGATAGGTTCTTGTTTACCCTCGCGGCCTTTAATGTAATAGTCAACCGTGTCACCCCCTTGTGTCTCTATCATACTACGGTTAAACCGTAATGTCAACTCGTTTTTACGGTTTGTGTTGATTTTTTTATGGTTTAGTCGTATACTATGAGCAAGGAGGTTAATACCATGGAAAATTCTCTCGGAAATAAGGAAGTGATGGCGCGCAATATAAGGCACTATATGGAGTTAAATAATGTAACTCGCATTGAATTGTGTTCAGCGTTAGGGGTAAAGTATACGACATTCTCTGATTGGATAAATGCGAGAACTTATCCCCGCATCGACAAGATAGAGTTAATGGCACGGTATTTCGGCATCACAAAAGCCGATCTTGTTGAAGATCATACCGAGAAAGATGCGTTGATTAGCTACATTCTGTCTGGGGTGTCTCAGTTAAACAACGACAATCGGGCAAAGCTCCTTGACTATCTAAAGCTGCTTTTACAAAGTCAGCGATAAGGCGTAATTGCTCTGTTGACATTCTTTTTAATGTATCACGGGTGATTTCCATTATCCTACCTCCAAACACTTGTTCTGTTTTGATAATAACACGTTAGATTCAAAAAGAAAGGGGAAATTTGTATGAGAGTACCATAAACGGGACTGCGCTCGCCGATGTTGCACAAATCGTGCCTCAAATTTAATCGGCAGGGGCGATTTCTCACCCCCGCCTAAGACGGTGGAGAAGCATCGGGGAACCGTCCTGAATAAAGCATAGCATTTATGCCGCTCTAATCAATACTCATAAAATAGCATTCGCTAACATTCTTGTTTTTTCGCCATAAATAAATGAAGAAGGTGATACCCATTGATGTTATATGAGCGTTTACGCGCCATGAAAGGCGATATGACGGCGCAGCAGATAGCAGACAAAAGCGGCGTACCCGTTGCAACGGTAAACCGTGTGCTTCAAGGCTTAACGGAAAATCCGGGATTTGATACGGTCTGCAAACTGGTGAAGGCCATGGGCGGGAGCCTGAACGATCTGGACGAGGATAGGGTGTGTGAGCCGGAAGGATCGACGCAGCTATACGAAAGAGGGTTAGAGTACAGGGAGCGGAAGATAGAGGATTTGGAGCAGAAGATAAAGAAGCTGGAACGCATAAAAGCTATAATAGTGGTATCTATCCTTATAGCAATGGTAGTGGCAATGGGCTTATTGGTATATGACATAATGCACCTTGATAGAGGGTGGATAATAAAATAAAGAATCCCCCGTGCCGAATTAGAGGGCGGCAACAGGGGATAAGGCGGATGCTTCTCCGCCTCCGATTTTAACACAACGGGAGGTTTTTGTAAATGGCAAGGCAAAGTGACGGCAGATACCGGGCTAAAGTCACCGTCGGGCGGGCTGACGGCAAGAGCATAGTAAAGTACGTTTCCGGGCGCACAAGAAAGGAGCTGGAGGCCGCGAAGGAGGCGGTCAGGCAGGAGTTCATCACCGGGCGCACCGCACAGAAGGACGCGCTTTTCGGCCCATACGCCATACAGTGGTATAACGTCTACAAAAAGCCGAGCATAAAGGAATCGGCACAGAGCGGATATAAGACGGCACTCAACAAGCACATATTGCCTGTTCTGGGGGACAAGCGGCTCACCGCAATATCCACTATGGACTTGCAGGAGCTGCTTAACTCCAAGGGCGATATGTGCGTAACCATAATCGAAAATGTACACCATGTGTTAGAATCCGTCTTTAAGCGGGCATACTCCGAGGGGATAATCCAGCGGGACGTGACCGTGGGGCTGGTCAAGCCCACGAAAGAAAAGTCAAGCCGCCGGGCACTGACGGAAGCGGAGGAAGCGGCGGCAAAGAAGTTGATGCAGGAGGAAAACGGCCTGCTGGTGGCATTGCTATACTATACCGGAATGAGGCTCGGTGAAGCCCTCGGCCTGCAATGGGAATGTGTAGATTTCAAGAAGAATGTCATACACGTCCGGCAGCAGGTCAATTTAAGGAAGGGCATGATAACCCCGCCCAAGACGAAGGAGAGCATACGGGATATACCCCTGCCGGACGAGCTGGCGGAAATGCTCGTGCGGGGATTCCCGCAGGCGTTTGTATTCCCCGCCCCCGATGGAACATACTACCGCAATTCCTCTTCAAATAGGCTATGGCGTTCGCTGATGGAGCGCATGGCAGAGTTGGGGCCCGACATAGAAACGAGAGAGGACGGCGCCTCCGTCCTCACGCCGCACTACTTCCGGCACAATTACGCCTCCATACTCTATAATGCCGGCGTTGACGTGCTTTCTGCGCAGAAATTCCTCGGCCATGCCAACGTAAAGGTGACGCTTGAAATTTATTCACACCTTTCAAAGGAAAAAGAGGACGCAAGCGCGGGCGCAGTTATGGACGCTTTCAAAAAAAGGTTGCCGGAAAGTTGCCAGAGCAAAAGCACAAAATGAGCACAAGCAATCAAAAAAGCCCTAAATACCTAAGAAAAACGCCCGTGCAGCACGAGCGTTTTTGATGTTTGGTATCCGGCGGCTACCCGTTTTTTATTCAGTTCCTTGCAGTTTCTCGTCCGTAAAAAGCGGCTGTTTATCTATATTTTCCGTTTGCGCTCGTTTTAGGGCTTGAAATAAAAGGTTGCCAGAAAGTTGCCGGAAGGTTGCCAGTTACGCAGTAAAATATTTTTCAACCTTGAAATCCTTACCGTCTATATCGTTAATGAAATCTTTTGCAAGGCTGAAATAAAACTCCGGGTCTTCTCCCCTGCCTACCATTTCGGCGGTATCGTGACTATCGTTGTAGTACATATTCATGCACAGGTAGTATTTGCATACCGCCGTTATTCCCTTCGTCGCCAGAAACGCCTTGATGGTATCATAGTCCCATTTTTGACCGTATGGGCGCATACCCTTGACTATCTGCCGCGCCTCTTCGGGAGTTATCCGATATGCTATTTCTTCGAGGCAATACATCGTTTCTCTGTACACCTCCGGCAGACGGTCCTTTACCGTGTGCATCATATCAGAGAGCGCATCGGTCACTTCTGCCATATCGGTGTGCCTTTCGGATATCAGGCGTATGATCTCCTTAAAGCTCATTACTCTGCGCCTCCGTTAATGCTTGCAAGGCTGTTGGTGAGTGCGCAAGTTTTATTGAGCAGTTTAAAGCTGCCGCCCGTGGTGTTGGTCTTGACGATGGTAGCATACCTGGTGCGGGTGCGTATGGCGCAGGCTGTGACCTGGGCGCAGCAGCTATCTATCAGCGGGTACTGTTCCGTGCCGGCGCCTATGGTGACAAACACGGGCGCGGTTATAGTGGTAGCCGCCGGGATAGACTGAGCTACCACGATGCAGTATTTCTGATTATCGTTATAGTTGCCTGCCGGGAGGTTGATTATCAGCCCGGTTCCCGCCGTGAAGGTAACGGCCTGGGAGATTATAAGGTTGGGGCAGAGTTTGCATACATTTTTACAAGCCATTTTTATTATGCTCCTTTCGAAAATCAAGGGGCAGCATACGCCGCCCCGATATATCACGGCATAGCCGGAATTAGCAGCAGCAGCCGCAATTATTACCACAGAAGGGAGAGTTCCCCGCGTTGTAGGTGTAACCGTTGGGATAGCGGACTACTCCGTACATGCGGTTATCCATCTCAAGGCTGGACACTTTGTCCCTGAGAGCCTGCATTTCGTTCGCCTGTATCAGGGAGCGGGTGGCCTCGGCCTCGGCGTGGATAGCGGTGGTTATGTCGCAGGTGTTCTGGTTCATCTGCGCTGAGAGGTTGGCTATACCGAGCCTCTGTTCACAGCAGCAGTTTGCGAGCTGGTTGGACAGGTTCCGGCCTTCGGTGGTGATAGCGTTGTTCAGCGCGAAGGTGGAATCACATATACCGTTGCCGATGTTAGTCAAGCGGTCATTGATCTGGCCGAAGTGCTGACCGAAGAGAATTTCCTGCTGAGACGCAGCGGTGGCATACTGTCCAAATTCGCCCTGGCGGTTCCAGCCGCCAAAGCCGCCGCCCATCATAGCAAAAAGTATGATAAGGGCGAATATCCAGAAGCCTCCGTTGAAGCCGTCAGTCTTGCCATCAGTTACCGCGGCTATATCCGCGAGAGAGGGCATATTATCCATAGTTCTAAAGTTCCTTTCGATTTATATTCCAATCCCGTGCGCGCTTCGGGTAATGGTCTATCTTAATTCAGAGAGAATATCCTCGGGGTCTATCCCGTATTGCTTGCAGGCCGCATAAAACATCTGTTTAGGGTCGCCGTTGCCTATCATCTGCTTTATCTTCTGTATTTGCCCAGGAACGGACATCATCTGTTTAGCCTGCGCTATCATTTGTGGGTTGAGTTTCCTCGGACTTCCTCCGCTTAGCATTTGTAGTATCGGGTTTAGCATTTATCATTTCCTCCAATCTGGCTATTCTCTGTTCAAGGCCGTTCACATCGACAGGCGGAGCGGGTTTATACGGGGTTATGCTGTAAGGCGAGAGAGAGGGGAACCCCGCCCCGTCCGTTGTTTTAAGCCACACTATGGGGGCCGTTTCATCCAACAGAAGAACGGAGCTATTAGGGGGCATTTGATACGCCTTTGCGCCGCCCTCGCCGTTCACTTTGACTACTTCGGTTCGCTGATATTGGGTTTGCTGGTTAAAATAAGGTTGGTATGGATACACTGTTTCACGCTCCCTTCTACCTGAATTTTGGCATAAAAAAAGAGCCGATAGGACTGCTCCCATCGGCTATTTATCGGCTATTTACAGTGCGTTTTCAGTTGTTTTTCGGCAGCCTTGCACCGCCTTCGTATCTGGTCATATTCAAGGGGTATTTCAAATTTAAGCTGGTACTCGCCCGTCAGAGCATCGTATGGTATCCCGTCTAAAAGGCGGCGGGTTATCAGCCAGCGGTCTTTTTCGTTATGTATCCATTCGTGTATGAGTGCTTCCCACTCTGACCGGGGGCGGGAATTGAGCAGGGTCTTGTCCATATAATAAGAGGCCGCTTCTCCAAAAGCCTACACCTCCTTTATACAAGATTTGCCCCCGACGTTTGCCGGGGGCTATTGAAAGGGATTCCCGTCCGGGGGCTACTGTTTGTTGTAGTTTGCCGAGGATATGCCCAGCACCGCGCCCAGGAACGTGTCAACGGCGGTGATAGTGCCGACGATCTCCTCAGGATAGGGGAGGTTCCAAATACCCGCAAGGGCAAAATAGAGGGTGCCTATGGCGGGGAGCCAGATCAGGGCGATTGCCTTGAGAATGTCGTATACCTTGTTCGAGAGTTTCATGTTTTTTCCTCCTTTAATTGTTGTGTGCTTCAAGCCTGTCCAGCCGGTGGTGGGCGCTTTTCGTGCTTTCTTCCACACGAGCCACGCGGAGGTCTATGTCCTCAATTTTGGTGGCCTGCGCCCGCATATCGAGTTTGATATCGTCCACGCCGCGCTTGATGTAGTCCACGTCCGATTTAAGCGCGGTGTCAATGGCGGTGTCGCGTGTCGCCGCGTCAACCGCGTCCTTTCTTGCGGTCTTTATGTGAGCCAGCCAGCCCAGCAAAATGCCGCTCAAGCCTGTGACTATTGCCCATATCCATTCTTTGGTCATGGGTGCTCCTCCTTATTTTTTTAGTGTGCCTACATAGATTTTGCCGTCCACGGATACGGTAGCCTGCAACACGTTCGGTAGCTCTGTCGGTGTCATGCTGTGTGCCTGTGCAAACCGCTGTATAGCCGCAATGGTGTTTTTACCGGCTATGCCGTCCGCGTCCCCCGCGTCATAGCCCAGAGCGTTAAGGGCGGTCTGCAATGCCTTGATATCGTCGCCCCTCATCATGGGGCTCGTCAGGGTTATGATCTTCCGCTCCTTTACCTCCTCCTTTTCTTCCTCCTGCTGGAGCAGGGCAAGCCGCCCCCAGTGCGTCCAGTTGCCATCGGACAGTTTGCGCTTGCATACGCCATCGTCGCGGCCTTTCGCCTCTATGGTGTAGCCGTCGCCGACGTATACGCCGACGTGAACCATTTTCTTGCTGCTTTCGCTGTACTTGAATACGAGGTCGCCCGCCAACATGGGGGTTTTCCCGGCGTAGCCCCTGTTTTCGCCGCACATACGGTAAAGCCCCTGGGCGTTGGTGTCGCCCTTCATCCAGTGCTTTATGTCGCTGATGTAGTGTACGATGAGGCCGGAACAGTCGAACGCGTAGAGAGGCCGTTTTTCGGCCTTCTCCATGAATTTCACGGCGCGGTTGTAATTCGTGTCGCTGGTTTCGCGCCGTTCTATCCATGCGTAGGGGTCGCTCATGCTGTCAACCTGCTGCCCCTGCGCACCCCAGACGTACATATCCCCGACATGACTTTCGAGGTATTCTATGAAGCCTGTTACTCTGCTCATTTGCGTTTACCTGCCACCGCGAGGCCGAATCCTATCAGGGCTATGGATACCGCATACGCGAGGACGGAGGCGCCGCCGGTCTTGGGTATCACCACGGGATTTTTTGCAATGGGCTGTTCGGCGGGCTGCGCGGCGTTAAAATAGTAGGTTTTGCTCACAGTCCTGTTTTTCTGCATGGCGTTGTAGAGTTCTTCTGCCGTGGTGGCGTTTTCGTATGCCATATCTTTGACGGTTATACGGAGGGCGGCGGGCTGGTCGGTAACTATGCCGCTCAAGTAATATGTTCCAGCCTCCAATCTCAGGTCGTTTGTGTCCAGCTTTACGCCGTCCAGTTCGATTATAAGTTCCATGTCGGTCAGGTCGAAAAACCGGGGTATGCCTATGTCAACCTTGAGCAAAAATAGCTCATTATTGACGTAGGTCTTGGATACCGCCTTGCCGGTCTGGTAGTCCAGCGCGGTTATATCCAGAGTTACGGGGTCTGCGGCGTAGGCTACGGTGCAAAGGCACAGCATGAGCATTACCGCGAGGATACAAGTGAGTTTTTTCATAATGTTTTCCTTTCTTTTTAGAGTTTTATGCAGCGGTTCTCGAACTTCTTATATGCATCGAGGTACACTTCGTTTTTGTCGCCGTTGTAAGTGACCTCATAATACATACCATCGGGGAGTTTGGTGGATACCAGTGTCTTCCAATTCTGGAGGGTCTTGCAGTGCCAAACAACATAAGTATCAGTTATGTTGATCTCTATGCCGTCCGTCTTGTCGAGGTGCTCGTTTACATAATCTCTCACGATTTCACGAGCTTTGAGTGTGTAGTCCATAATTCTTTTCCTTTCTTTATTTTTGTTTTTTAATTATGAAAAAAGAGCCGTGCGGCTCCTTATTCCGTGTATTCGCTCCATTTGGAGCTGCCCGCCTTGGGCTTGTAGACGGTGGACTTGATGTGCTGCTCGGTGCATTGCCACGTTTTGCCGTTGTAGGTAACTATTGTGTCCACCTCAATAACCGTGCCGTCCTCGATGTCGTCCCACGCGGGATAGGTCACGGTCTGCACCGCCCAATATGTGCCGAGGTTTGCGGCAGGGGGCTTGTTGCGGCTGTATTTGAGGGCGACATATCCGCCCTCAACCGTATCCCCGGCTATATAGCGGGTCTCAGCGTCCCACGGTGCGCCCTGCGTGGGGGTGGGGGTAAGCCCTGCCCGCGCCGCCGTCAACACCTCTACAAGGTCGGTCTCGTGCGCCTCGATTTCAGCTTTACGCACGGCTACCAGCGCCATAAGTTCACTGCGCGTCATTCACATTCACCCCCAGCTCCGCAAGCGCGTCTATATAGTCCTGCGTGGTGGCCTGCGCCTCGTGCTCCGTCCAGCTCTGGACTATCGTTTCGCCGTTGTCCTCCCACATTTCGGTATAATAAAAGCCCTCCTTTGAGGGCATAGGGGAACGGGTCACGGGCTTATAGCCCAGCTCCTTTATTGCCGCATCGTCATTGGTGGAGAGGTGCGCCCCTGCGGGGTGCGTCACACCGTTGATTATAAGCGGCGACTGCAACTCAACCGGCAGGCGTAAATATTCGGGATACTCCCCCGCCAGCTTGGCATAGTTTGTGTTTAACATTGTACCTCCTTTTTTTACTAAACTGTAAATTCCGCATACCTGAAATAGTATGTAGTTTGGTACATACGCAATGATATATCGTTGCGTATCATAGACTTTGGAAATGCATACCTGAAAGTCGTTGACTCACCGGGACTCATTCCAGCCACTTGTTCACCATTTATTTTTACAAAAATCGCATAACCTTCATATGCTGTTCCGGTTATAGTAATCACGGATTCTTTTGTTATTGCAAAAACTTTCGCGCCAACAAACTTTTCGCCATATACAACTGACACCCCATCAACTGTAAGCGTTAAATTGTATTCAAATGTCTGCGCTGCTGCAACAGATAATTTATATTCGCTTTTCTGTTTAATCATCCTGCGCCGTAAAGCAAACTGCAAGGGTATCATAGCGCATAGGCGCTTTTTATTTTACGGAGGCTGCCCCCCCCCGATAGAATTATTTTACGCATAGTGTGCTCCTATTCTTGCCATGCTACATAGCGGTAAGTGCCAGTAAAGTAATATTGGTTGCTGCTTTCGTCGATAACATTTGCAATAGTAAACCCCTGTTCATTTACGGTGTACTGAAGGGCAGATACGTTCATATAGGAAGTATTAACGTCCAAAGCTAATACACTACCATCATATACGCTCAAAACGTGATATTGACGCGCATCTTCCCCTAACAGTGCCACTATAAACACCGCAACATGGTCGGGTCTAAAGCCTGTTTGAGCAGATATCGATGTTGTTGTCCAATGGGAATTGCCCGCATTTACCGTTCCCGTTGCTATATTTTTCGCCTTTGCCATGTTGCTCATCAACCTCCTTCGTAGCATAGCTATCATGCGCTCACAACCTCCTGCACCGCCCACACACCGTTGTAAACGTCAAATTCGTAGGTCTTGCTTGCCTCTATTGCGGGGGCCTCGCCTAAATAGTTCGCCCCGCTCACAAACGACACCGCGACCGAGGCCGCCGTGCTGAATGTGCCGTGCGCCCAGCCGGAAGCGGGCGGGGTAAACACGTATGTACCCACAGGAGAGGATACGTTATATATAGTGTTTGCCGTCAGCGCCGCGCCGCTGGCGGGGAGGGAGGAAGCGAGGGTGGGCGCATTCAGGTAGTCCACGCCGCCTATGGCCTGCGCCACCTTGCCGCCTGCGCCCTTGAGCAGGCCGTTAATGCTGGTCGCGGTGTCGGCAGTTATCTCGTTAGGACCAGCGGGGCCCTGTTCGCCCTGTGCGCCAGTGTCGCCTTTCGTTCCCGTGTCGCCCTTTGCCCCCTGCGGGCCTTTGATGCTGACGCTTGCGGGGTTATCCAGCCCGCCGTTGTTGCTCCATGAGATTATGCCCTCAGCAGAGACGGCGGGGGTAAAATACGGGCCGGTATCGCCTTTCGCGCCGTCCGCGCCCTTGGGGCCTTGGATACCCTGTGGGCCTTGCTCGCCCGGATCGCCCTTCGCGCCGGGGTCGCCTTGTGCGCCTTTTTCGCCCGTCGCGCCTTTTTCGCCCTGCGGGATGCCAAACTCAAAATCAAATACCTTTGCGGTGTCCGCGCCGCTTGCCGTTACCTTTACGGTGGCGGCGGCTCCGGCGGTGAGGGTGTTTGCCGTGGCAGTAGGCGTGCCAAACCCTGCGGCTGTGCCGGGGTCGCCTTTTGCGCCGGGGTCGCCCTTTGCTCCGGGGTCACCCTTGGCTCCCTGCTCTCCTTGTATGCCTTGTTCGCCTTGTATGCCCTGCAAGCCCTGCGGGCCTTCGGGGCCTTGGATACCTTGTTCGCCCTGTATACCCTGTTCGCCCTGTGGCCCCCGTATATTGATTGTGGCGGGGTTTTCCAGCCCACCGTCATTACTCCACGATAAATCGCCGTCAGCGGTCACATAGGGCGTAAAGTGCGCTCCTGCGGGGCCTCGTTCTCCCTTGTCTCCGGGGTTGCCTATAAGCCCTTGTATACCCTGCTCACCTTTGGGAACGCCGAACTTAAAGGTGAACACTTTTGCAGTATCTGCGCCGGAAGCTGTCACCTCTACAGTAGCGGGGGCTCCCGCGTCAAGGGTGGTCGTCGTGGCGGTGGGTGTGCCGAATCCGGCGGCTTCGCCCGTGAGGCCTTGTTCGCCCCTTGCCCCCGTGTCGCCCTTCGCGCCGGGGTCGCCCTTGGGGCCCGTATCGCCCTTAGGGCCAGTGGGGCCTTGCTCACCTTTTGCGCCCTGCAAGGGGCCGTTGTTTACCCACTTGGAATTTACGCCGTCCCAGATATATATATCATACGGTTCGCCCGCGCCCACGCCGTAAGCGTCACCAGCGGAGGGATTAGATACTCCGGCTTGTAATGCCGAGAGAGAAGCGTAATAGCCCAACACGGCAAATCCTTCGCCCGTATCGCCCTTGGCTCCCTGTGCGCCCTGTGGCCCCCGTATATTGACTGTGGCGGGGTTTTCCAGCCCGCCGTCATTACTCCACGATAAATCACCGTCAGCGGTCACAGAAGGCGTATAGTGCGCTCCTGCGGGGCCTCGTTCGCCCGTGGCTCCCGTATCCCCCTTGGGGCCCGTTTCTCCTGCGGCTCCTGTGTCGCCTTTATCGCCCTTCTTACCTTCGGGGCCTTGGGGGCCGACGGGGCCAGCGTCGCCCTGCAAGCCTTTCTTGCCCTCCGGGCCTTGCGGGCCGGTAGGGCCTTGCTCACCACGGGGGCCTTGCAAGCCTTGTATACCCTGTTCGCCCTTGGGGCCTTGTATTCCTGCGGGGCCTTGTACACCCTGCGGGCCTTGGAGGCCTGTGGGGCCTATTTCACCCTTTTCACCCTGCGGGCCTGTGGGGCCTGTGGGGCCTGTGGGGCCTGTCGCGCCTAACGCCTGGGATACTAAGTCCTGAACCTCGGCAAGAAGCTGTTCCGCCACACCGGGGGTGGGAAGATTGGAACCGGGAAGGTCGGCTATTATCTCAATGGGCCGCGTTCCCGTCCACTTGGCTATGATGTTCTTCTCATCGTTCGCCAGAGTGGCTAAAAGTGTGAGGTTCATCATGCCCCGCTTGCCCGTAAACAGCGGCGTGATATGCCATGTAAGGGTTATATCTTCCCCCACATCTTTATACAGCACATACCTTGCTTCCGTGCCGTCCATGGGCCAGTACGCCTTTATGGTGAACCCTGCGGCGGCAAGGTCTACATCACGGGCATCTAAGGGTATGCTGATAGTGACGGTATCCGCCAGACTTTCACCCTCGATAACAAGGGACTGTATAGGGGTGGTGAGAAGATACTTTCCGTCAACCGTTATTCTGTGCATTGTTCGTCCTCCGCAAGTTTTTCTAAGGCCAGAATACAGCCTAATTTCGCGTCTAAGTCCGCTTTCGCTACAACGGGTATAGAAGTATTAAGTGTACGCAGTATCGCTTGTATAACGGCTTTCTGTTCGTCTGTCATATATCCGTAGCTCCTTTAAATCTGTCATCATGGGTTTTGATATAGTTATAAACAACCTGATACAACGTTTGTCCTTCGAGCGCGGGTGGGCTAAAATAGTCAGTGTAATCGGTCGAGTTTTCGCCATACTCTTCAGAAGGATAAACGATGTCCTCTACTCGAATCTTCACCGCCGCGAAAGTTATAGGATTTGCACCCGCCAGCCGTGCTTCCTGCGAAAAATAAGGATTGACTGTCGCGTCAACCCTTTTGTTTACTCTGTCTATCTTAACATCATCTATCACCCAATAATTTACGGGAACGCCCTCTTTTGTAGTTTTAGGTAGATACAGCGCCATATCTTTCCTCCAATGCTGATAATCTCCGGTTTAAGTCCTGCACATAAGGCAATAACAACTTGGGCAATCCGCCCTCGTAATCAACGGCGCACGGGACATCTTTGCCATTGATTTTTTCGGTTATAGCAAGTTCGGGGCATACCTTATAGACTTCTTCGGCTATAAGCCCGTAATCCTGCTTACCGCTGGATTTCCATGTGAACTTACGGGGACGTAGAGCGTTCACTTTTGCTATACAATCCAACCCCGCATCTTGAATATTCTCCTTGCGGCGTATCGAGGAGGAAGCATAGCCTATATATCCTCCGCCTGATGCCGCCCATCGTAGCGTATAAGTGTTGACAGAATAATCATAAATTTGATCACATTGCAGATAACCTTTAGTAAATATAGTAGCACCAGCGTTAATAGAATAATCAACTCCCAGCGTAACAAGCCCGCTTTTTTGGCCTGACAGGGTTATTTGACCGAGCTTTAACTTACCTCCACTTTGCCCTGAGTACAGCGAACAAGTATTGCCTTCAAGGTAACTGCCGTATATATCGAACCCCGCAATCGTACCGCCTGATGCCTTAAGGTTGCCGGTGGTCACTGAGCCGCTTATGGTGGCGTTTACGCACGTCATCTTGCCGTTGGTATCTATCTTGAAGTTGTTGTTTGCCGTTACAACGCCGTTAAGGTTTATCTTTGACGCGCTTATTGATACCGCTTCCGAGCTTTGATTTATGGTGGAAATAATATTGTCCTTGGTGACGGTGCTCGACAACCCCTCGGCGGTTATTTCAAGCTGCGTCTGCATACTCTGCGTCCATGTGGTAGGCATACATACGGTGTTATCTACCACCCACGCCGAACCCGTGTAACGCTTTATTTCCTTTGTCGAGGGATTGTACCAGTATTCGCCCTCCTTTGCGCCCGTGGGCGTGGCGGTCTGATTGTATTTAGGGGAGATGACCGTCTGCCACGCGGAACCCGTCCATACCTTTATCTTGCCATCGTTGTACCATTGATACCCCGTGTTCGCGGTTTTCTGGTCATCGTCCCACCCTAAAGATGGGTCGGTGTCGGATTCAACAGGGGTTAGGAAAGCTACCCGTGTGACCGTCTGTTTCATTCCCTCAACGGTCATTTCTATTTCATGGGCTGCGCGTCCGGCTATGAGCGTCCGGCGGTTCTCCGCGCTTATGGCGGGGCGCAGAGGGGAGCCGGAGCTTATGTACTGTATCCTTGCCCTGCCCTTAAAGGTCAAGTCCATGCGGTAAATGGGGAAGGTATAAGTCCCATCGTCCGTGACTACCTTTATCATGTCGCCTGCTTCCAAAGACCAATCGCCCTTTGCGTCCAGCTCGACAGGCGTAAACGCCGCAAAGGAGTTTAAGCGGTTATAGATAACCTCTGCATAAGGTCTTATCTGTGCATCGGTATAGCCATACAGCATAGGGCAGTCTATTATTTGATAAGCGTTCGTCCCCGTGCCGACTATTACGCCTATGTCCTTTTCGGACGCGGCTACTTGTAATTTGTCTATCTTGGCTACCTGATACTCCGATACCACGGCGTTATAATAATCCGCGGAATTGGCGGTCTTATTAAAGGTGACATTGGTATTGGCGAACCACGCCAGTTCACATACTCCGCTTCGGGATATGCGGGCAAAGGAACACGCCGCCTCGGCTATCCATTGAAGAACTTCCCGGCATAGAACATCTTGCGTCCTGAACAGCGGCGAATCAAAGGTTTTTCCCGAATTGGGGAAGTCTGCCATTGAAGCAGGTACGCCGACATGAGCGCAAAGCGATGTGAAAATATTTTTTAGTGTAGTCGGGTATGAAAGAGAATTAAGAAAAGCATCTGCGCTCACATCGAACTTTACCATTCTGTCATGGGCGGTGATGCTTATTTTTTTAGGTTTTAGTTTGTCGGGCTTTTCGGAGATAAACACGCCAAGAGGAACATATTCGTATTCTTCCCCCACGAGTACGCCTATCGAGGCGGTGAACTCCGTGCCGTCAAAGTTAAAAGAGGACAGCCCCCCGTCAAAGTTAAGGAGTTCTACCCCCAGCTCTGCGGAACAGGCCGCGCCTATCGTCAGTTCTTCGTCCTCAAAAGCCATGCTTGAATAGGTCAAGCCGGAGATAGAGAGGTTTTGTTCCGCTATCTGATTTTCGCCGAATGTCAGCTTTAGCTTTTGGGGCTTGCCCGACATTACGGCGTTACGAAAGCCTGTGCTTACTGTGTACATTTTGCCTCCAATAAAAAAGACACCCGAAGGTGTCACGGAGTATTTATCTTAATGAGCCGATAATTCCGAGTAAAAGCAATATGCCGAATGCGATTAGGATTTTGGTCAGGCAACCGCTCTTCTTAGGTTTACCGCCCAGATATACATTAAATTCGCCGCCGCCTGTCGGCGTGTTCTTTGTCGTTTCAGTTTCCGCCGGAATGGCATCTGCGCCTTTGGTTATTATCTTTGCGGAACCCTCTGCGTGTCCGTACAGTCCATACCCGCGCTGGAACCAGAGAGAAATTTTCACGCTATCCCGCCTGTCTTTTATGGTTATTCTTGCTTTAATGGCTTCATTCCTCGTTCTTATGTCAAACACGTGCCTGCCTACCGGGCATTCTATAAAACTGCGTTCGCCCAAACCGAGCCGACACACTTCTTCACCGTCCTCGCTGACTACAATTTGTTCGGCGTATGAACCTTCCAACTCCGGGCGTTCTATTATCACATTAGGTTCGAGTATCGTTGTTTTTACACGTTCCAAGCCCTCTTGTGCCTCCTGATTGTCCATGTCAATATCAAGAGCACGGTCGTAATATTTTTCGGCGTCATCAAGCATTTGCCGTTCTTCGTAGTCTTTCGCTCTTTTGAGAATGTTATTGATTTCGGACGAGCGATTTATGTTTACCGTTCCGCTCACTTTCTGTACGGCATCGGCGATCATTATCTTGGTTCCGCAATAATTACAGAAACCAAATTCCCTATCCTGATCTAACTCTATATCGGCATTACAGTTCGGGCATTTAAGAGCTATTATTTTCATAACAAACCCCCCTAAAGATATGTAATTTCATTATCACGCCTTTAGGGGGAAGTGTCAATACTCTATTACCGTCATGCTCAAGGAAATATACGCCTTGTTCTTATCACCTTCGGGGAACCAAATAATTTCTTCTTTCCTGTCGCCTACATAAAACGTGCCGGAATAGTTACCCGCAAGGGTCTTAGGGTTCGGACAGGTGAAAGAAAAGCTGTCGGAATCGACAGCCTGCAATATCGCCGAGCATAGCTCCCATGTCAGCACGTCCCACGACAATTCAACGGTCAGCTTCTGCGCTACCATTGTTCGGTTGAGTGTGCCGGAAGCGTCTCTTTCAGCCTCCGTATCGAGGTCAGCGAGTGTCATATTCAGTTTAGAGGGGTCGGGGAGCGTATAGCTCCCCACCTTTAAGCCTATATCATATCTATACATCACACGTTACCTATGGCAATATTGTTCATATTGACCGATTGATTGACTATCCTGCCCAGCTTCGCAGAGGGATACAGTGCTATCTCCACGTCCTTATCCGCTATTCTCTTGAGCAGGGCTATGATGGTTTGTGTATCCTTATCGTTCAGCCCGCCCATTATGGATTGCAGCTTATCAAGGGGGGCTATGACTTCGGGATTATTCTTGGCGTTGGCGTATTCGCCTACCCTTGCGAGGGTATCGCCATAAGCAAGGCCGCCCTGCGCCAGCAGGGGAATAGTTTTAAGGGTAAATAATTGTTTGTCTACGCCCGCGAATATCGTTTTGCCGCCAATAACAAGAGGATCAATGGTAATGTGCATCTTCTCATTTACCCAGTTGATGAGCTTGTTCATCAGCGATATAGCAGCGTTAATGGCTTTCTTGAACACGTCCTTAAACGCGAGCTCAACTCCGTCCATAGCAGAAGTCCACTTTTCTTTTGTGAACCACGGCTCAACATTCTCACGGAACCATTTCACAATGCCTAAAGTGTTCCACCATTCAACGACGGCCTCCCATTTCTCTCCGATGCCTTCTTTCATGCCTTCACCGGCTTCTGCCCACTTTTCTTTAGTCAACCACGGCTGAACCTTTTCCTCGAACCACTTGGCGATCCCAGTATTCTCCCACCACTCCTTGAAGCTGTTCCATTCTTCGCGGAGGTTATCCAAGCTAAGGGTTGCACCCTCCGTGTTAAGGCGTATTTGTTTCTCGTTTTCGGGTTTAAGGTTTTTCCACCATTCAACGGTTTTGTCCCAGTCTCCTGTTGAATTTTTCTGGCTTATTGCGGTATCCACACGCAGAGTTTTCCATTGGTCGGCATTCGTTTTTTCCCACCAATTTATAAGGTTTTTTGTTTCATCATCCTTTGTTTCTAAGGATACTGTACCGCCCAACTGTATCTTGTCGTGTTTGCCGTCATTAAGTATATCCATCTTTTCATTGGACTGCCCAAGACCTTTATTTATGCCGTAGAATATCTTCTGCTTCGCCTTTAGTGCTGCGATTAGGAGCCGCCACGCTTTCTCCGCTATTGATTCCCAATCAATATTTTCAAGCATTTCCTGCAACTTCGAGCTTACCTCGTTCCAGTTCGTTGTTTCTATAATACCTGTCAGAAAATCAAGAACACTGCCTATCTTCGCCTCTATAACATCAGCGGTCGCGGCTGCATCCCAATCTTCCACAAAGCCATTGATAAAATCGCCTATGCCTTTTCCGAGGTCGCTCCATTTGATACCTTTGAGCCACTTTGCAACAACCTTCATAGCAAGGTTAAACCCGTTGGCGAGGGTATTGCCGAGCTTACGGAAGTTGAAGTTCTCTATAAAGCCGTTTACCGCTTCTACGATATCCTGAACGGTTTTCAGTATCTTAGGTCGGAGCTTATCTATCCAACCGTTGAGCTGGCTTACTGCGGTATTTAAGCCTTGTGCAATGACTGTACCTACACCTTTCCAGTCTCCGGCTTTTATGGCGGCTTTAAGTTTATCCATCCATTTGGAAACATCGGTCGGAAGCATACTCTCAACAGATGTTTCCTTGAACATGCCGGAAGTATCCGCGCCTCCTGTTCCGCCGCTGTCTTTCTGCTGCTGAATAAGGTTGATCTGGTCGAATCCCGCAAGAGTGCCTTTCAGATCTTTTGCGGCTTTGTTGGATTTATTAAGGGATTTTGCGTAATCCTGCTGCACATATACCGCCTTTGTAAAGGTGGAATCGCCTCTGAATTTTGCGAACAGTGCGCCCAGCATATTAAACAAACCGGCTACCGCCTGTATTATCTTGTTTATTACGGGGAGTATGGATTGCAGAGCAGGAAGCAGCATAGCTGCTATACTGTTTTTGACATAAGTAAAACCGCTTTGCAGCTGGGACATGGCGGCGTTGGCCTTACTACTGGCCTGCACCATATTATTCATACCTTCGGTAGTTCCCATGATCATGGCATTGATACTTCGCCATATAATCATACGCGACAGTATCTTTGTCACAGCCTTTCCCATTTTAGAGAAACCAGAAGTGATATCTTTTACTTTGGTTTTAACCGCATCTACAGCCTTGCCGAATACTTTCTTTACAGCTCCGCCTATTTTCGATACGACAGCTCCGACTTTTGCTTTTATCCCTCCAAAAGCCGTGACGGTCTCGCCAAACTTCTCTTTGATTGTCCCGACCTTTTCCCTGAATGCATCGAACTTACTGCCGGCCCCTTCCGTCTCGCCTTGTATTTGTTGCATTTTTTGAATGGCTTCATCAATACTTGGAATCCAGTTTTTATCTTTTTCCCTGAATGCCTGTGCAATACTCTTACCACCATTATCTTCCCAAAGAGCGCGACGCTTGGCGTATGCCTCGTTTGCATCAGCACGGGCTTGCGCTTCATCCTCTGCGGCGGCGCGTATCCTTGCCGCCGTTTCCTCAGCGGCATCGGCGGCCAGCTTCGCCCAACGTATTTCATCAGCTCGTGCAGCAGCTTCTTTTTTTGCCGTCTCTTCCGCCGCTTTATTGGCTTTTGAAAGCCTTTGTTTTGCAATAGCCAACCGCGCATTGGCTTCTTCCATTTGAGCCGCGTACTTCACCCTTGCGGCTTCGGTTTTAAGCGCTTCCCTTTCCGCTGCGGCTTGTGCGCGTATGGCCTTCGCGTTCTGCATACTGCTTGCCGACTGCTTTACAAATCGGTTAAGTCTGGTTTCCAGTTCGGTCAAGACCTTCTCGGCGGTTGAAGCATCACAACCGACTAAAATTTGTAATTCTTCAACGACCACGGACATATCCTCCGAATTTATTTCTTATTTCGTCTATCCTGTTGTCAAGGCTCCGCTCCCACGACGCAGGAACAAACAGTTCTTCGTACTTCGGCAAATCGTGCTTGGACTTGGAGAACATATTGCTTATGTTGGCGGCAATAAACCTTGATACCAGCACGCTTGAATAGTACATTTCCCTGCACTGGTTTTCCTCGCGGGCTTCGATATAGTCTACAATATCGGCGGGTTCATGCTCCCAAAACTGATTTGGGAGCATTCCCGCCATGCTTGCACGTTTGAGCAAATCGTAGATTATATCGGTGAAGTCCTTTTCAATGTTTTTCTTAACGTCCTCGAACTGCTCTCTTAGCGAACGACGCTCTTCGCCACGTCCGCCGCTGCCGCCGTTATCGCCTCGGTCATTGCCGCCGACATATCCAGCTTGTTTAAGGGCTCTCTCATATAGTCCTGAATGCTCTGCCCTTTCAGGTCTACACGACCGAAAAAACCCATACCGTAAGCGAAGTTCACCAGCTCGGTATAGATGTCCTCCATGTAAGTACCCTGCTCCATGAGCTTGTCAAACTCATCGAACACGGCCTGCTTGCTCTTAGGTTTGGGGTTTGCAAACGACATTACCACATCTGCAAAGAAATCCAAATCGCCCTGCTCGTAAGCGGTGAGGAACTTTACTTTGAGATTAGGAGCACCTATTTTCTGTTTGAGGTCGCAATAAGCCTTGCAGGAGGCTTTAAGTTCAAATTCACCGATATTCATGTTGTTCTCCTTTATACGGGGGTAGTTACGGTTTTGCCGTTGAACAGGTCAACATAGGAAGTCGTTTCGCCCTGGAATGCGATATACACGGAATCGCCGACAAGGTTGACGGAGAATGCGCCCGTTTGGGCGTTATTCGCCTGCTGTCCGCCCGCGTACATGGATACGACCTTGCCCTTGTAAAGAATACCGGTGCCGAGCTTGGTAGCATCGGAAGGGATTTCGTACTCTTCGTAAATCCAGATAACATCACCGACCAGAAGTCCCATCTTCGCCATATTGCCGGTCTCGGCGGTGAAGTCGGGGACGAAGGAATACTCAAACACGGGCATTTCCTGCTGACCGGCAAGGTTACGCACGAAATATTCAGATATAATGTTTACGGAAACCTCGGAGGGCGAACCGCCCTTATCGGGGGTCTGGGTAAGACCGGCTATCTCGGTCTTGTTTGCCATAGTGTAAGCGGTATCATAAAATACGCGCTGGCCTACGGAAGCCTGATACTGTGCCATATTTTCTCTCCTTTAGAACGTTTTTGTTTTCTTGAAATAGACTACGTTGACGTGCCATTTCCCGTTTGCGTCGCGGTACGGCTCTGTCGAGCGTGTCTTGATATAGTGTTTTTCCAGCATTGCGGCGTGGAGTTTGTCAGCCAAATCGAGAACGCCTGTAAATCCCTTGGTGCTTATGTAGGTCTCGCCCCACACACCACATCTTATTGAGGTGGCGGGAAGCGCTTCGCCCTCTAAGGATTTTACCGATGTCTCCTGTGTGATGTTCAATGTCACGATAGGATACCTTTCGGGGGTCTCGTCAGATTCCGGCTGAACCTCAACTTTAAGTTTTTTGTTAAGATACTTCTGAGCGTCCTTATAGATATTCGTCATAGCAGTTTCCTTATCTCGTCCGCCACGGACTGAACAACAAAATCCTTTGCCGCGTCAAAGGCGGGCTTCATATAGGGGTGAGGGTGTGCGCCATAAACCTTGTAGAACAGTCCCTTCTTGCTTAGGACGGTCTCAAAGTTGTACTTGCTCAGGTCTGCCATGCTCTCATGAACATACCACGGGATTTTTGCCGAAGAACCCAGCTCGTTATAAATACCCGTACCGTATTCCAGCGTCATAGCCTGCGGGATAGCTGCGGTATGCACCTTTCCCTTTACGGTTCCGGTTTTCTCATCGAAAATGGTAAACTCTATCGAATTTTTCAGTTCTCCCGAATCAACGCGAACCATAGAGATAGCTATATCCGCCATTTCCTTACCGCCGCTTTCTATGCCTTTTCGGATGGCGGACTGAATATCCGGCCTTTCAAACCTCTTTATGACTTTAACTTTGGCGTTAAACATACTTCTTTGCCGTATATGTCGAGAACCCACGGGCGGAATTGACGGATTCCACAATATAGCTCGGCGTTTCCTGCGGGTCGTTCAAGCAGATTCCGTCACCCTCGACTATCTGAACAGGCCCATCGGAGGGGTCTTTGCAGATTTTGATATATTCCTTGATACGTTCGCCGTACATGGCTATATCCTCTGCGCTTCCGGCAGAGTTAGCCACAAGTTTATACCGTCTGACTAAGGCCCACTCCGAAACAACAGTCTGCCCGTTTATCGTCTCCTTAATGGGGGCAAGCACATAAACGTCCTTCTTATCCTTCGCTCTCATATACCGCTCCTAACGGGTTCATTTTGCCTTTTAAAGCCAGTTTAAGATTCTCGGTAATATCTATATAGTTAGTGGACACTCCCGCCGCAGATTGGGAATTAAAGGCTTCTGCGCCCATCTTCCCTATCGCCTTTACCGCCGCGTCCTCTATATAGGGTTCTAACCACTTCGGAGGCTCCTTGTAGCGGGTAATGGCACACGCTACTGCGGTATACCGCTCCAAAAACATCAGGATAACGCCGTCCGGCGCACCCGTTTGAAGCTTTACGTTGTTTACCATTACCTCATTCATTTATTCCTCCTTCTTAGGGCGGCCCCGCCGCTTGGGTTCTTCTTCCTTAAACTCTCCGTCGTGTTCGTATCCCAGGGCGATAAGCTTTCTTATCGTCGCTTCGTTGGAAGTCTCAAAAAGGCCACGCACAAACTGTGCTATGGCCTTATCTTCCTTCACATCAAAGGGGATACTCGTTTTGTTCCCCTGATAGAATTTCATGGTTATTCAGTGGTGAGGTTGGTTATCTTGCCGTGGAGCCATTCAGGGCCGTAGTTCAGACCTACCTGTCCGAATATCTCGCCCTTCTTGCCCGCGCCGTTCTTAGCCAGTTCCTCAAAGAAGAAGTTGCCCTTGCCGGGGGTGGGCTGCTCTACAAGATGCACTACATCACGACGGAAAAGAAGTATCTGGTCTTTGGGCATGGCGCGGGAAAGGACTATGCCCACATCGCCGAAGTCGGTGATAAGGCGGGTCACGTTCACACCAGCCTCCATGCGGGAATCCGGCATCTGCATGGAACCCTCATACAGCGCGGAAATAGCCGCCTTCTGGAAGGAATTGCACATCAGTATCATACCGTTCACATCACCGCCGTTGTCGAAGATGGACTTGACCAGTGACTTTATCATAGCCTTGGTCAGCGCGGCAGCGGTAGAACCTGAGCCCTTCGCGTCTATGACGTTGGTGGTCAGCGCGGTAAGAATACCACGGGACTTGTTGACGGTAGCATCGGTGGTAGCGGCGTTGTACTCGCCCTGCAAGGAAGTGAACTCTATATCGTTGGCGATATTGAGCATCTGGCGGGAAATCTGCCAGTTCCACTCGTCGCCGGGGTTCGCCTGCTGACCGGCTATGTTGATACCGCTCATAGTACCCATGTTAGATTCCTTGGCATAGGAAATCTCGCAAGCCCTCTGGTATATCTGGGTCACGTTGGTGTGCTGGGTGCGGGTTATCTTCTTGGTGTCAGGCGCGGTCATGGATGCCTGCTCGGATATGGCAGGCTGGGAGGGAGTGTCAAGGGAATACTCCTGATCTACCGCGAACTGAACGTGATTGGTGTACTGAGGCTCCGCTATAAGGTTTATAAACGGGGTCTGGGTGTTGCTCTTGGTGTAGAGCAGGCCGGAATAGTTAGGTACTGCAAAACTCATTATAGGGGCGTTTGCCATGATATTTTCTCCTTTAAGTTAAGTCTATTTTTTTGGATTGCGCGAGGGTCATAAGCTGCACTTGCTTAAGCATATTGCCCGACTTGACAGCTTCCGCCCACTCCGCTTTGAGTTGAGCGGCTTCATTTGCCTCTGCCCCGGAAGCAGGGGGTGTGCCGCCGCCCAGAAGGTCAGTTTTCGCCTTCTGCTCCGCCGCAATCACCTTGGCGGACAGAAGCTTTACGATGGAGTTCGCAAAAGCCGTAGCCTTATCCGTCTCCGTGAATGTAGGCATTTCGGGAAAATCGTCCTCTTTCAGCCCTGCTCCGGCAAATATCTTGCCTATTTCAAGACTGCAAATCTTAGTCTTGTATTCGTTCTCCGCGTCCTTGGCGGCTTTTTCCGCTTCGGCTCTGCGCTGCTCGTCCGTCATTTCTTTCTCCTTATAGGATTTAAGGTTTCTCGACAGCTCGGCGGCCTCGGAGGCTTTTTTGTCGAATACATCTTTTTTTACATATCCTGTGTAATCAGGTGTAAATTCATAAGATGAATAAAGCGCAAGCTTTTCCTCGGCGGTCATATCTTCCCGATAGCCTTCCATTTTGGTAATGTCTATTTTCATTTTTTCTCCTTTGGGATTTATGTCTTCTCTGACAAAATGGGATTTATGCCTTCTCTGGCGTAAAATAGCACCGGCAATTAGGGTGTTTTGTCGGTATTTTGTCTATTGGATAAATTTTTCCGTTGCGTTCTTCACACTCTTTGCAGACTTTTTCATCGTTCTGTGTGTGCCACTTGATTTTTTTATAACCGTTGTCCTTAAAGGCCCTTATTACGGTCTTATCTTCAACGGTGATGGCGAATTGGTCTGTTTGCCATGTCACATAGTTCAATCCCCGCGTGAAATCCTGCTTTATAGGGGGATAATTGACGGTAGGGGGGTCTTTGCCGGAGTACTCGGCATCTGCGATTATGGATTCAGCCAATCTTGCCCCCTTTCGTTCCAGTTCTTTTGTGAAAACATATTTAACAACAGGGTCGTAATCGTCCAGAATACCTATTACCCACGCTTCGAGTATCCTATCCGGCCCGTTATGGTCTGCGTATGCTTTCTTGGCTATATCCAAGTACGCTTCTTCGGATAATCTCAGGATTTTTCTGTACAGAAGATTTATCTGGTCGATTACCTTTGTGTTGGAATCAATATAAAAGAGCGTTTCCTTAGTTTTCAGAAACGCCCTCGTTATTGTTTTTTTCAGGCTCTTCGCCCGTTCGTCCCCGTACTCGTACATTCATTGCCTCCGCTATTTCGTTTGCCTCCTGCTTATCCTGTTCAAGCTTCCGCTGATGAGCGGCCTCGGAATCCTCCACGAAAGACACCATATCAAGAATGTCCTTATCTGAAAGTAGCCCGGAGCCCTTGACTTGGGTCATAAATTGCGCCTCGTCCGTCATAGAGGAAGGAATATTCCTTGCGAACGCCACATCTAACACTTCCCAATTATAGTGGTTGGCGGTTCCCTCATTCATCAGCGCGGTTATCTTCTGCGCCCTGCCCTCCAGCAGACCTTTTTCAAAGTTACGTTCATACGCTATTATCGTGTTATCCATACCGTAGTTCTGGTATCTGACGGCCTGGATATTCTGATACACTTCGGCTATTTCAGTGGGGTTGGTCTGGCCTAAAGAGGCGTATATATCGCCAGTCAGAATGTCGAAGTACCCTTGAATGGATTGTATGTCAACATTCTTTATCAGCCATTCAACCTTATTATCCTCGCCCAGATATAAGGTCTTGAATTTGGACAGCCTTTCGTGGAATTCTTCTTCGTCCTCATCGGTTTCGGGCTGCATGTAGCCAATCATAAGAAGAATGGCCTCATCGTTATATTTAAACGTGTTGGAAACGTTGTTCAGAATGGCGTTTCTCGCGTGAACCAATGGAAGAACCTTTTCAAAATACCCTTCTCTGTTTGGCATGGGGTATTCTACAATGGGTATGCCGCAGGTCTTAAGCAGCGCCATTTCGGAAGCTGTGGCGGGTTCTTCCCGAACGTTGCCGTCAAATATATACTTTGTCCAGCGGTCGTCCGTAATCAGTTCATAGGTCTCATACTTCCGATTGTCCACGAGCGAAAAATATTCTTCTCGAATGATAAAAGCCGTGGGATTGCGGTCTATGGTCTGGTCGTGGAACAGCATTGCTTTTCTGGGATCCACGGGCTTGAACTTTGGAGCTATCAGGCCGTCCCTTTTAGAAGCGTATATCCGTTCGTATGCCGTGCCGCATATCAGTGCGGAAGTGGCAAGCCGCATATTCTCCTTGTCTTCGTGGTTCCGGCGCATTATCGCACGATAGCGGTTCAAATATGCGTCGTCCCTCGGATTCTTATCGGGCAAGTCCTCAAACTGCATCTTAGGCCGCCCGGCAACATCGGAAGTCTTTTTGACTACCGTATTCGTCTGAACGTAGTATTTGCACGGTGAGCCTATGAAGTACCCGGCGGCTATGTCTACCGCGTATTTAGGGATAGGGGAATATATACCATTCATACCGGCGCAGTCGTATTCCTTATACATATCGCACCTTTTCAGAATGGAATCCTCCAGCGCACAGCCGAATACGGTTCTTATGTTATCCCCGTTTATCCTGCGGGCTTCTTCCCGCGTTAAAATCATTTCTGTCACAGTATCCTACCTCCGCCGATAAGCTTAGTACCGGCAAATATATCATATCCCAGGGCATATGAAAGCGCGTCTATGCCGTGGTTGTCTGCGTCCTCCGGTATGTCTAACTTCTGTCCGGCGGAATCCGTTTTCCACCGATAAACCTTAAACTCTCCTATCAGGTTCACACATTTCTGGTCGATTATTATTTCATAGTCGTGCAACCAGTCTATTCTTCGGGTGATAGCGGACTTCGCCCCCTTGGCTTTGCCCTTCTTGCATTTGTCCGCATGGATACCCATCTCTTTAAGCTCTTTGATACGGTCAGGCTCCGCCGCGTCACAGTACACTACATGCCCCAGTGCCTTATTGTAGATCAGCTCCCCGTATTGGCGGGTAGTGACCTCGTTCACGAATAATTCATCAAACACATATATCTTGTGGTTATGCTTATCCAGTGAACACTTGACGAAAGCGCAGGGGTGATTATATCCGAAGTCGCTGCCGACACGGATATTCCTAAATTCCCTGCCGGACAGGTCTGCAATATTCCAGTGCTTTCCGCGCTCGAACACGGTAGAACCTAATCTGCCAAAATTCCCTAACGTATCTACCCATAATCTTTGCCCGGTGGATTGCTCCCTTTTCTGAATATCTTCCTCGGTGAGAAAACGGTTGTCGGCATAGGTCGTTTTCAAAATAAAAACATCTGATCCTTCGACCACACCTCTTGCGGTCTTGTCTTTCAGGGTCAGAGCTTTCAGTTCGTCTATTGACTTCACATCGGGGTGATGCCACAAGGGTTCAAAAAAGACCTTATAAAGCCAGTGCGTTTCAGGGAACGGGTTGAACGCCATTATTATCCTCTTGTTCGGCTGCGGTAGTCCTCTCAGCTTCGCGTCCTTATCAATACCTCTCAAACAGTTATCCAGAACCTCAAAAGCCTCATAGGAGGGACATTCATCGCCTTCTTCCATGAATATGTCGGTCAGTATACCCTTCTTTGGCTTCAATGACTTCAATCTCCGTGTTTCCTCTAACGCACCGAAAATTATCTGACGGCCATTATACAGGCAGGTAATGGTCATGGTAGACTTGTCAACGGAAAACTCGTCTGTAAGCCCCCATTCGTCTATTACAGAGATTATTTCATTAAAGCAAGAGGTTCTTAAGTCTACCTTGTAATAACGGCACACAAGCCAATTATGGCCGTTGTAGGTATCGGCTACTATCTCCCTTACAATGTGGTTCGATTTGCCGGAGCCGCGTCCGCCGAAAATGAGCTGCACTCTCGCTTTCTCATCGAGGGTGCAGGCATACACATCGTTGAAATCGTCCTTGAGGATAAGGCGCGGTTCACCGTTACGCAGCTTGAAGTAGTAGACCACATCGTTAGGGTCAACATTATACTTGGCACAAATTGTGTAAATGTCCATTTTGTGGGGGAGAAAAAATGTGCGGGGAGCTATATGTTTGGCGCGTTCCCCCTACAAAAACCACCCCCATGCCACCCCCTCCGATTATGCAGCATATACATACATTTTCGCGGTGTATAAACGGGGTTATTCAACAGCACTTTTGTATATATATACACAGTATGCAGGTACTAACCCCGTATTATACAACACTTTATACATTTTACTTTATAACTATTCGTTAAACTACACTTTAACGAATACTTGGGCCGGAAATATGCAGACTATGCAGACGCTATACATCACCGCCAGACCGTCCAAAACCGCCCCTAATCACTCTATCAGCGTCGGCCTGGGCGACCTCTACCCGCACCCCGTCAACGTCCCCGCAGCGGCTCAGAATAGCCAGAGCGGCGGCCGTAGAATCCCGTGCATAGGGGGCATTTAGGTTTTTTTGTAGCACAAGTTGCGCCCTTGCCCTCATGCGCTGGTAGAACTTATCATCCTGCGCGTTGCGCAGTGCGGTTTGCCTGTCCAGCTCCTCCGCAAACAGAGGGAACTCGTTGAACCACCGTGTTATATTGGATTTGTGCACCCCTACCTTTTGGGCTAACTCTGATTTGGTGTCTATATAATGGGTGCTGCCGTCCTCCTGCTCCTCACCCCATACCCATAACCGGATTGCTTTTTTTTGCTCCTCGGTGAGCTCTGGCCTCTGTCGTGGCTGGCCTCTATACTGATCTTTACTGCTTGCCATGCGTTACACCTCCTCAATCCGCAACGGTAATCTATTTATTGCGATAGTTTATCCCCCTTTATAGGGGGACTTTGACAATCTTTTCAATTTTTCTTTTTTTATTTTTTTCCGCCCCTTCGGGGTTCGGTCTAATACTCCATATTGATATTATAATAGGTATTTACCCCCGCAAACCCCCGCATCAAAAGTTTTTGCCTTATTATTTTAGTTTATTTATCTTTTCGGTTGACTTTTTAACCTGGCAGGTATATAATACAGACATAACAAGAGAGGAGCACACGACAATGATGACGAGGGACGAGAACGTGATAGTATACGGCACAGCTGCCGACGGCATCAGGGCATGGCGCGGGTTAGCGTGGCGCGATTACAACTGGGCTGGAGAAATAGTCAAGGAGTGCAAGGCGGGTAGCTGTGTGCCAGAGTTTGGGCATGATCACGATGACGAGATAGCGGCCACCATAGCCAACATGATTAGGCCCTATGATTGCGATATATATATACGATTCGGCGAGTTACCGCGGGGAGGGCGGTCTACTAACTGGGCCACCGGCGAGACGGAGGCCGGCATATCCGCCTATGATACCACGTATGACGGGATAACGGGTTGCTACAAATGTTACGGCGCACTGCAGGGGGCGGAGATCAACTACCTGATGCGCGGAGCGAATATATATTTTGTGACTGGTGATGTGGTCGGCACCGGGAGCGATGGGGAGCCGCTGCTGGCAAACGTTAAAATAATTGCCGAGGCGCATGCATCCGAGAATGGCTATAAGGCAGTATAACGCAGAGTGACGCCCGCAAGGGCGGTAATGCGGCAGGCCGGTCACAAGCCCGGCGGCAAAAAGGAGGATGCGAAACATGACAGACAACACGGTTAAGGCCCTGGGTCGGGCGTATGGTATAATGGCGGCGCAGCTCCCCGACATCATCGGGGCGCACTGCCGGGTGCAAACAGCTAATATGTGGCCCATCCGTGGGCTGGGTGAGGGCTTGCGGTATATGATTATTAACCGCAAGCTCACCCCGGAGGTCGATAGAGCCATACGGGACGCGCTGCAAGGCGCGGAGGATATAACCGAGGACGAGCACGCGCTGCCGCTCAACCAACAAGGCATGTGGGAGCTTGCCTATATGCAGGGCCGGTGCGCCCCCGTGCTCGGTGACGGCGAGTATTTGCGGGATCAGTTCAAGGCCCGTGGTCTGACGTTGGAGCAGGCCGCCGAAGCCTGTGAGGTAAGCAAGGCCGCAGTGCATTCGTGGTGCGCCGGGGTCAAACCGATACCCCACGCGCGGCGGGAACTGCTCGCGGCAAAGTTTGGGATAATGATATAAGAGGGCTATATCAGCCCTCTTTTTTCATGTCCGCATATATCAGATCGGTTATATAGGCGTTAATGCTCTTTCCTATTTTTTCCGCCCGTTGTTTTATTTTTTCTTTTTCTCCTGCTTTTACTGTGATGTCAAGTCGTTCATACATTTTCGCATTGTATTTTCTTTTTGCCCTCGTTGCTGATGTGCCCATGTTATCACCTCCGCAATAATTATATCATTTCTGGCATACTGCCGCAAGTATATCTTCCTAATTCTTTAAGGCTTTTACCTTAATATTTCAGTTGACTATATACTCACGTAAGTATATAATAGAGACATCGAAAGGGGAACCACCCCGAACAATGGAGGTACAAAATGATCGAAATAAAAAATATTCTCAACAGTCTGCGCGATAGTGTTTTATCTGGCGAGATCACACTTTATGAGGCGGCTGAAGAATTGAATGAAAGCGGATGGACAAATTTTATTGACGAGGAAAAAACCCGCAGTCTCCTCAAACTGTGAACAATGGAGGTTATAAAATGAAATACCACAAGATAAAGAATGTTGATAAGAGCGTATGCACCGCAGAACAGAAAATCGCGTATAATTTGGCATGGTATGAATGCTTTGGGGTAAGGGAGAACTTAACCGCCGATGATTGCGAAAACGTTATAGAGGGCTGCATGAAACACTGGAGCCGCGAGATTGCCAAATGCCCTAAATCCGCACGATATGATTCGGACGCTATTTTAGCATCGCTGAACGCCGGAATGAGAAACTATATCGCATCAGGTTTCCGCATCCCCTTCAGTTATGAGGCGGTCGGCGAAATGTTCCCCGCTACTATCTGAAATAAAAGTAGGACAATTATGGAGGAAACAATGAGAATAAGTGATTTACCATTCGGAAGCAACATCAAAATCCCCGAGCGCCGCGAAGATAGAACCTTTAAGCTGGCGGACTACACCCTGGGCTTCTTCGGCGCAGGCACCGCCGGGCTTATCCGCAAAGACATATATGATAACCGTGTCTGGGTT